TCCGGCCTGACCGGCGGCAGCCGCATCTTCAGCCCGGTCGCGGCCTTGGCGTCCTCGAAGATTTCCTCCAGCTCCGCGGTCGTGCGCAGGCTGAAGGGGTTGTCCTGATCCTCGTCGAGCACGTACTGCGGCACACGCTGAGCGATACGGCGGATGGCCGTGATCAGGCCCGCTCGGCGCTTCTGCTCGGCGATCACGCCCGGCCGCAGCTCGTCGACCCACTCGCGGGCCTCGGGCGGGCGCAGGTACACGAAGCCCAGGTCCTCGTACATCGTGCGGTTGTACGGATCCGACTGGAGCTGGACGATGTCGCCGTCGGGTCTCCGATACCAGGCCAGCGGAAAGTTGTAGGTGAGTCCGCTTCTGGGCTGACCCGAGACCGGCGCCGCGCGCTGCTCGAGCCGCTCCAGCAGCGACTGGCCCTGGTCGACCGGCTGGGCCATTAGCCGACGCCTTTCGCCCACACTCCAAAAGTTGGACGCATCATCTGGTGGCCGTAGATGACCTCTGAGGCTAACTTCCAAGTAAAAAAGTCAATGTCGTAGAACAGGTGCATCTTGGGCGAGCGTTGGACGATCAACGCCAGCGCCTCGCGCTGAAAGGCGAAGTTGTTGGCCTGGCCGCCCGCTGGCTTGACCAGGTTGGTGGTCACGAACAGGTTCATGCCGTACATGTCGCCGAGCGAGCCCGTCACGGCCGGTTTGGGGTTGCCGATGTACAGCGCGTTGGACCAGCGGTCGAGCCCGATCTTGCTGGCTTTTTCGGCTGGCGACATGATGAAGAAGCGGTCGTCGGCCGGTGCGTCGGCGTCGTCCAGGTACTGGTTGGAGCGAATGACGTCCACGTCGGCCAGCGCGGTGCCGAGCGTGCCGACGGTCTGGGTGAAGCCGGCCACGTCGGCAGCCAGTTTCGAGTCGATGTCGCGGGCAATGGCGTAGCCCATTTTCATCTGGTACTCGTTCTGCACATCGACGATGGACTGCACCTTGACGATGTCCTCGATGCCGACGGCGGCGTAGTCCCAGATGTTCAGGGTGATGGTGGTGGCAGTCTCGGCCACGGTCTCGTACACGATGGCCGTGTTCTCGGCTTTCGCACGCGCCGCGACGTTGCCGATCGAAGCGACCTTGACGGACTTGCCGACACTCGCGTCGTCCTCGAAACCACGGTTGACACACTTGGCAAAGACCAGGTTCGCCTCGGTCGCGCGCAGGACCTGCTTCGACCAGATGTCGGGCGAGAAGATGCCATCGGCGATGGTCTTGTCTACAAACTCCGTTGCACCAGTGGCCACTGGTTGTATCTATCCACCTTTCGCGTTACCTCACCCACACTGGATGAGGCAGAGATCACCGCCGCTGTTCGCGGCGCACGTCGATGCCGCGTTCCAAGCGGACGCGCACGCCCGGCTTGGGTCGGCCTTTGTCGTCGAAGTAGCGGTCGTACTCCTCGAGCGTCATGCTGGCGACCTGAGCATCGGTGATCTCGCGATACTGCTGTGCAGGTCCGCCATCCAACTCGGGGGTCATCTCCGTCCCGACAGTCGATGAGAGCTCGGCTTTTCTCAAAGCCGGCTCGCGCTTTTTGACTTCCTGCTCGACGTCGTACTGCAGTCTGGCCTCGTGGACGGCCTGCAGATAGGCACCGAAACTGTCGTATTGCTTGCCCTGGACGCGCTTCTGCACGTCCTCGGGCAGGGCGCGCTGAAACTCCGTCACATCCTGCAGGTACGGATTCAGCGCGGCCTGGGTCTGCGCCTCGAGCGCCGCGCGCTGCTGCTGCAGCTCGGCCGCCGAGAGTTGACCCAGGGCGTACAGGTCACCGCGCTCGTAAGCAGCCTGGCGGTCGCGGTCCTGACGCTGCTGGTCTTGTTGACGCAACAGGTCCTGAGCGCGCTTGTTGCTCATGTTGCCGAGGACGGCGGACAGAATTTCGTTTTTCATCAACAGGTCGCGATCGACGTTTTTGGTCACCAGCCCGATGATTTCGTCGGGGTCGGTCGCGGCTCGCAATTGGCCCAGCCATTCGGGGACATCGGGCGGAGCGGGCTCGGGCGGTGGAGGGGTATCACCATCGTCCGAGCCGCCCTCGTCGGCGACGGGAGCCTCGGAGACTCCGGGAGAGGGGGCTGCAGGTTCCGTCGCCTTGCGCCGCGAACGGGAACGCGAGGACGAGAGACCGTTCGCGGCAGACGAGTCTGGAGCAGGTTGGGGGGACTCCAGCTCGTCGAGGAGGTCGGGATGCGTGGAGCGGCGCAGGTCCATCGTCATTTGGACTTTGATCCGCCCTTCGGCTTAGCGCGCGCCTGACGCATGGCCGCGGCCACGGCCTGCTTCTGGGGATGGCCGGCCGCGACCATCTCCTTGATGTTGCTCGAGATGGTCGCCTGCGACTTGCCCTTCTTCAACGGCATCTCAACGTACCGTCCGTAGAATAGGGCCGACGGTTGCTTGCAACAACCGCCGGCAACACCAAGGAGGATGTAGCTCCCTGATGCAACTTGATCCTAACCTGTGCGCCTGCGGGTGCGGTCTTCAGCGACCGCGCTATTTGCCGCGGCACAAACACCGAAGCCCGGTCCAAGGACTGTGGCAACGCATCGTCTGCGACCTTCGAACCCATTGTTGGATATGGGTAGGAACCGTCGGCACCGTCGGCTACGGCATGATCGCTCGCGGTGGTAGCAATCGGGGAATGGTCGGCGTCCATCGCCTCATGTGGGAAAACACGTACGGCCCGATTCCGCGTGGAGCGTTTGTGATGCACACCTGCGACGTGCTCTACCCCGTCGGTGATACCAAGTATCGCCTGTGTGTGAACCCCGGACATCTGACCTTGGGAAGTGCCGCCGAAAATACCGCACACATGATGGCCTCGGGTCGCAATGGCCAATCGAGTAAGAAGAAATTGCGGCTGACCGACGCACTGGAAATTCGCCAGCTCGCGGCTCGCGGGATGAGCTACGTGGAACTGGCGCGCAAATACAACGTCAGCCATAAACAAATCGGCAATATCGTTCGGGGCTTTTCATTTCGCCACGTCATCAACCCTTGATCTGGCCGAAGGTGCCACCAGCCGTTGTCGGCGAGGCGAACGTGGCTTGGGGCAAAGTGTTCTTGATCTGGTTCAGCGCATCCGTGGGGTCAATCCCGAACTTCTCTTGCATGCCCTGGAGCACCATGCTCTGGGTACTCGGCGCAGACCTGAGGAAGTCTGCGGAGTTGATCTTGTTGGGGGTAGGAATCGCGTCCAAGATGCCCTGCATGCTGGCTTGGTTAGCACCAGGATCACGTATATCTGAAATTAATTGCGACATGTAGCCCAGGCCGCCCTGGGTGTTGCCGCCGACGGTGCCCACGCCAGTGACCGTGTTGGGTGCGCTGAAGCCGGCCACGCCCTGACCGGTCAGCACGCGCCCGAGTTGGCCGATGACCTGCTGCTGCCTGAACGGGTTGGCCTGAAGCGCCGCTGCCGCGTTGATGGCACCGAGTTGCTGCGCGTACGCCTGCTGCTGCGCGGCCAGCGTCGCCGCCGGCTGACCATTGGCCGCACCCACGACGATCGGGTTGCCAGTGACGTCGAGCTGCGGCGTGTAGCCGTAGATGTTGGCCCACGCCTGGGCGGTAGCTGCGCGCTGAGCCTGGATGTTGGCCGCCTGGAGTTGGGCTTGTTGCGTCTGGGCACCCTGGTACGTGCCGGTCAGCCCCGCCTGGGTGACGGCCAGGCCCTCGTTGTACTGGCGCACCGACTCGGCGAACTTCTGCTGGTCCAGGCCGAACGTCTGGTTGAACTGGCGCACGGCTTCGTCGAAGGCTTGCTTGTTGCCCGAGGCGATGGCACCCAGCAATGAGTTGATGCCCGAGGCGAGCTGCTGCGACTGTGGCGCGGCGACCGTACCCGCGGGCGCTGAGGGCGCGCTGCCGCCGCCGCTCGAGGGGGTGTACGCACCGATCGAGTTGGCGCCGTACGTGCCGGCCGCGGGTGACCAGGTGCCGGCCGACTGGGCCTGCTGCTGCGCTTCCTGCAGCGAGCCGGCCTGGATCTGTTGCGAGCCCCCCGTCTGGGTGTTGGGCAGGGTAAAGGTGGCCATCTATCAGACCGTCACCGTAGCCACCGGCGGCGCGACCGTCGTCGGCGAGAAGAAGGCGCCCACGCCCTGACCGGCCGCGTTGGCAAAGGCATTCGCCATCGGATTGCTCCCGATCGCCCCGAACGGCGCGTTGGCCTGGGCGGTTGCCGCGGCGAGCTGTTGCGCGGCTTGCTGGCGGTTGTACGCCTGCTGCGCCGCCAGCATCGGGTTGGAGCCGATGGCGCCGAAGGGCGTGCTGGCGGGCGTCGTCGCGGCCTGGATCTGTCCCGCGGCCACGTTCTGGGCGATCTGCTGCTCGGGGGTCGCCGTGGCCGG